TTGTTATATCGTTAACTGGTGCGCTGTTACTATGGGAGTGTCTGTTATGAGCCTACAGGATTACATGTGGATTTGGATCATAGGATCACTTGTTGCGGTATTTTGGATAACGATTAATGAGGAGGCCTGAGGCCATGATCATATGCTATACTACTGATTCAGACTTTTATGACGGCATTGCGGCACTGGTAGAGCGTGGGTTATGCTTTACTGCGGATGCTCAGGACTTAAGCATAGTATTAACTGGGGGACACTAGGGCCATGAATAGATACGGACTGCATGAGACACCAGTACAATTAGACTGTGATTGGGCTACCTTAGACGCTGTGATACACTGGGAATTGACTTGCGATGATTACAGGGATGTGTTTGAGATCCTAAAGGTTAGCATTGGCTCGCAGGACTTACGCGAAGGATGGAACATAGATTATTTTGAGGGTATCATTCAGGATGAGATTAATAACGGGGATACTGAGTTATGATGTGTGAATATTGCAGCGAGACTGTACACCATGAGTATGATATGGTGATCGATGGATACGACATGTGTTATCATGTTTGGTGCTACGAACGTATACAGGAGGATGAATAGTGCAATCTGAATGGAAGCCTAATATAGATCGTCTGGTGCGATCAGCAATGCACGATGAGCGTTATTGCTCTTATATGATGGACGTGTTACACTCTGAGCAGTACGTTATGTCACTGCCTGAGATACTCGATTTCTGGGAGCGAGCGCGGGTGTCTGATTTGACAGTACACGAGTTTATACGGCAGGAGAAAAAAAAGTGAACATATTTTATTTAGACAGGGACCCATATGAGGCCGCTAGGTTACAATGTGACCGACACGTGGTAAAGATGATACTAGAGACTGCACAGCTTCTGAGTACTGCACATGCAGAGTTAGACGGGGAGTCTCCAGCGTACAAGGCTACCCATAAAAATCACCCTTCGGCTGTCTGGGTTAGATCCAATCCTAGGCACTACCGCTGGACGCACCAGCACCTTATAGCCCTTGGGAGCGAGTATGAGCGACGTTATCAGAAGGTACACAAGACTATCAGGGAACACGGGAAAGCCCTAGAAACGCTTCCTGTGGCCTTAGATCCACTATTTAGTAACGTAGTGTGTCAAAATATAGGCCCGTACACTGAGCCGCCACAATGTATGCCAGATGAGTGCAAGAGGGTTGACCCTGTGCTAGGTTATCAGGTATACTATAATTTTAAAGCAGATGACTGGGACGCTAGAGGCATTCCTATGAAATGGTACGGACAGGAGGCAGTGTGATATATTTAGTGGTCGGAACACTAGTCGTTTTTATTTTAGCAGATATGTTTTTAGGTGGTTGATATGTATAGAGTATTAGCGGTAATGTTTGCGTTTGTCACTGCGCCTCTGTGGGTGCCTTTGGCAGTGTACATAGCAATAACCTATCACTGGACTGATACAGTACCACCGGAGGATGAATAATGGAACCAGATTTAACACAAGAGCAGATGATACAGGATCTATCAGAGTTTGAGCTTAACTTTATAGACTTTGCAACGGTCGTGTCTATGGCTAGGACTGTGATACGTAAGCGGTACAGAGACATGAGCTACAACGAGCTAGTAAGCTCATACGATAAGATATTTGGGGAAGACTATGAGATGTAAGGCGTGTGACGTAATCTTAGACGATCTAGAGGCAGTTAAGAAGGACGTTAGGGGGTTACACTACGACCTCTGTAGCGAATGCCTGTCAGTCTCTATTGCCACTCACTGGGAGCTAGAAAACTCTGAGTCAATAGATAAGGAAGGTAGTATTTCACAAGATGAAGTCTTGCAATTACAGGAGGATTATGATAATATATACTTAAGTATTACTAAAGAGTAAGCTTTAGAAGAAAGTAAGGTAGTACTACATTAGTACTACATTAGAAACTTAAGTTGTCGAGGGTTGCAATCATAGGAGGAGTGTGGTATACTATAGGTGTACTTGCGAGTACAGTTAATTAACAAACGGAGATTATTCCATATGTCAAGTCAAGTTATCGAAGGAACAGTAAACTTTAGCAACGTCACGCAACACGATGAGTACCAAGGTCAGTCTACTGGTAGGTTTTCACTAACAATTACTATGTCAGAGGATGATGCCAGTACTCTGTCTTCACAAGGAATTAAGATTAAGGATTACGAAGGCAACAAGCAGCGTAAATTTAACTCAAAGTTTGATATTGCATTGTTTGACGCTGATGGTAACAAGTACAGCGGAGAGGTTCCGTATAACTCCCGTGTGCGTCTGAAGTACAAGACGGGTCCAGCACACCCAGTACACGGTACACCTACGTATCTGGAAGCAGTACGGGTTCTAGAGGAGGCTGATGCACCTGAAGGAATGGCTGACTTCTAATGAGTGATAAATTCTTATACCACGAGGAATGTCCCAAGTGTGGTAGTAAGGATAACTTGGCGGTCTACTCTAACGGTGGCCGCCATTGTTTCTCCTCAGATTGTAACTATCACGTAAACGGAAACACAGGAGAAGAAACGGAAGTGTCAACACCAAGTAACTTATACATGGGTGGCGTAGTGTCTGCCATACCTGACAGGAGGCTATCTGAGGGTACGTGTAAGCGTTACCAAGTGACAGTAGAGTACGCTCCTGACGGTACGATTGATGCACACTACTACCCTTACTTTGACAAGGACACTGGTGAGGTAGTAGGCGCTAAGAAGCGTGTAGTAAAGACAAAGCAATTTAGTGCGTCAGGTAACCACAGTAACGTAGGCTTGTTCGGTCAGAAGCATTGCAGAGGCACAGGTAAGTACCTCGTGATAACTGAGGGCGAATTAGACGCTATGTCTGTCTACGAGATGTTTGGACAGAAGTACGACGTGGTATCCCTACGGACAGGAGCCTCTAGCGCATCTAAGGAGATCAAGCAGAACCTAGAGTGGCTAGAGGGTTACGAGAACGTAATCATTTGTTTTGACCAAGACAAGGCTGGAGAGTTAGCGTTAGAGCAAGTCAAGGACTTATTTAGTCCTAACAAGTTAAAGATATGTAAACTCCCCTTGAAGGACGCCAGTGAAATGCTCATGGCTAACAGGGTGCAAGAGTTTACACAGGCATTCTGGGACTCAGCAGTGTACAGACCTGACGGTATTGTGGCTGGAACTGAGACTTGGGATAAGCTAGTAGCCAAGCGCCAAGTGAAGAGCATACCGTACCCTTGGGATGGCCTAAACGAAATAACAAGAGGGCACAGGCCATATGAACTCGTCACTATCACCAGCGGCAGTGGTATGGGAAAGTCCCAGTTTATACGAGAACTTGAGTACGATCTACTGCAAAGAACTACATCCAACATCGGTGTACTTGCACTGGAGGAGGACGTTGCAACAACAGCACTGGGAATCATGTCGGTGGCATCGTCTAGGCGACTACACTTGGAAGAAGATTCACCTGTCGATGACCTTAGACCGCACTGGGAAGCAACAATGGGATCAGGTCGTTACTATCTATTCGACCACTGGGGGTCAGCATCAGCGGACGAGTTACTTTCAAGAGTCAGGCATATGGCGAAGGCTTGCGACTGTCAGTACATCATCCTCGACCACCTATCAATCGTCGTTTCTTCTCAAGAAAATGGAGATGAACGGAAAGCCATTGATGAGATAATGACCAAGCTGCGGACACTGGTGGCTGAGACAGGGATCAGTTTGTTCCTAGTGTCACACCTACGTCGTAGCTCTGGTACTGCTCACGAGGACGGTGGACGTATCAGTCTACAGGACTTACGGGGTAGCCAGAGTATCGCCCAGTTGTCTGATATGGTCATAGGCATGGAGCGTGACCAACAGAATCCAGATGAGGACATAAGGAACACAACTTGTGTACGTATCCTTAAGAATCGTTACTCTGGCGAAACTGGCCCTGCTTGCTGGCTACGTTACGATAAGCTTACAGGACGCATCCACGAGTGCGCTAACCCTACGCCACCGGAGACAGAGTTTTGAGCCTAGTCTTCTGTGACATAGAAACTGATGGGCTAAACCCTAGCGTTATCTGGTGTGCTGTCTGTCTACACAACGGAGAGAGCGAGGTAATATGTAATGAGCAAGATTTCAAAGAATATGTATCGCGTAAAGCGCCGGTTACGTTCGTATTCCACAACGGAATTGGCTTTGATGTTCCTGTGGTCGAGCGTCTTTGGTCTTTTACTTTTGACAGGAGCATGGTCACTGACACTTTAGTACTGTCTAGACTAGCAGAGCCTAGTAGGTCTGGTGGTCACTCTCTGCGGAACTGGGGAAACATCCTAGGCTACGCTAAGGGCGACTACGAGGATTGGTCACAGTTGACACCTGCTATGATCGACTACTGCATCAGGGACACTGAGGTAACACAGGAAGTGTACAAGCGACTCATGGTTGAACTGTCAGACTTCTCGCAACAGTGCATTGATCTAGAACACGAGGTACAGTGGATCATACAGGAGCAGGTGAGCAACGGATGGCTACTAGATCAGCGTCTGTGTCACACGTTGTGCGCTAGGTTCAAGGAGAGTATGTATGCTATTGAGGATGAACTCCAGAAAGTGTTCCCGCCTATTGTCGAGGAAAGGGTGTCGGAAAAGACAGGCAAGCGCCTTAAGGATAAGGTTACTATCTTCAATCCTGGCTCACGCCAACAGGTTGCAGAAAGACTTGAGGCTAAGGGTGCTGTATGGTCGGAACTCACGCCCAGCGGTAGGCCGCAGGTGGACGAAAAGACCCTTGAGGAGAACAAACACGTACCGGAGGCTGTTCAGGTCTTAGAGTACCTCTTGCTACAGAAGCGTTACGCACAGGTGTCATCTTGGTTAGAACACGTACAGGATGACGGCAGGGTACACGGTAGGGTTACAACAAACGGAGCAGTCACAGGACGTATGACGCACCAGACCCCTAACATGGCACAGGTGCCTTCAGTTAACTCGCAGTACGGTAAGGAGTGTAGAGACTGCTGGATAGTACCTGAGGATCGTAAGCTGGTAGGTGTTGATGCCAGTGGACTAGAGTTACGTATGTTAGCTCACTACATGGACGATGAGGAGTTTACTAGTGTCCTACTTAGAGAAGATATTCACACCAGAAATCAAGTTGCTGCGGGACTTGCAACAAGACCTCAGGCAAAGACTTTCATCTACGCTTTCCTCTACGGAGCAGGGGACGCAAAAATTGGAAGCATCGTCGGAGGAACTGCAAGAGATGGCAGTAAGCTTAGGGGGCGCTTTTTACGAAATACACCTGCTCTTGAAACTCTACGAGAACGAGTTGGACAAGCGTCTAGGAAAGGCTTCCTCGTCGGAATCGACGGACGTAAGCTCTGGGTCAGATCAGAACATAGTGCACTGAACACGCTACTACAGGCCGCTGGCGCTATCATTATGAAGAGGGCTTTGGTTCTCCTAGATGACTACGCTACCCAGCACAAGATTGACTACAGATTCGTAGGGAACGTACACGATGAAATACAAACGGAGGTTGTCACAGAACAAGCAGAGAAGTTTGGGTGGCTCGCAGTTGAGTGCATCAAGGCGTCGGGTCTATCATTCGACCTCAGGTGCCCACTCGACGGAGAGTACAAAGTTGGATCAACTTGGGCAGATACACACTAAGGAGATAGGGATGATTTACGAGAAAGTATCTGGAAAGTATTACAAAGATAACCCCTTAACTAAAAAGCAGGCAAATGACGGTCAGATGTACGTTAACGGAAAGTATATCAGTATTTCGCACCCTCTACACAAACCCGGACGCTACAAGACGTTTACAGATGCGGCCTTTAGCAGTCTAGAGAGGTACAATAGCTCTAAGGAAGGACAAGTGTACATCATCGTTAACGAGAGCTTTCCTGAGTGGATCAAGGTAGGCATGGCTATTGACGCAGAGGATCGCTTGAGTAACTACCAGACTTCATCTCCTTACAGAGACTACGCGTTGTACCAAAGCTGGGACGTTAGTGACCGCAGGGCTGCTGAGTCAGCGGCACACGATATACTAGCGGAGTGTTCAGACGACAGGAAGAACGAGTGGTTTAAGTGTGACCCAGCTTTTGCTAAACTAATGATACGGGGCACTATGGAGGAGTTTGAATGAAAGAAATATACTCACTGGTAGAGGACATATACAAAGTAGTCGCTACCAAAGAAGTGCCGGATGAGGTGGATCTATACGAAGAGATAGACCGCTTTGGTGAGAACTGTAAGAAACTTATGTCAAACTTGTTTACAGAGAAGCGTGACGGTCGTAAGTTACGTATGTCTAACATCGGGCGAGATGATCGCTACCTCTGGAACGCCGTGAATAACTCTGACGTACAAGAGGATATGACGCCTAACACGTATGTCAAGTTTATGTACGGGCATCTGATTGAGGAGATGCTACTGTTTCTCACTAGGCTCTCAGGACACGAGGTGACAGATGAACAAAAGCAGTGTGAAGTTGCAGGTATCAAAGGCTCTATGGACTGCAAAATTGATGGTGTTGTCACTGATGTTAAAAGCACTTCCACTTTTGGGTTTAAAAAATTCAAAGACGGAAGTCTCGCTTTTGATGACCCGTTTGGGTACATTGCTCAAATTAAGGGCTATGCACATTCAGAAGGAGAAACAAAGTTTGGTTGGTTAGCTATGGATAAACAGAACGGACATCTAACTTATCTGATGTACGACTCTGATGACACACAGGCTCCTGTACACGCCAAGATTGGCTACGATATAGAGGAGCATATAGAACGCGTAAAAAAGCTAGTAGAGCAACCAGAGTGGCCGGAGGTGTGTCACGAGGTCGTACCAGACGGAAAAAGTGGCAACCAAAAGTTAGCAGTGGGTTGCTCTTATTGCCAGTACAAGCACGTATGTTGGTCAGGTCTGCGTACTTTCTTGTACTCAAGTGGTCCAAGGTATTTAACAGAGGTGATCAATGAGCCGAAAGTCCAAGAAGTATCCTAATGAATTTAGATCAGGGTTTGAATATGACGTATCGAAACAGCTACAACCATACGGCTTTAGCTATGAGCCGTGGCAGATTGAGTACCGCATCGAACGTAAGTACACCCCAGACTTTGTGTACGAAAGAAACGGGAAGACTTACCTCATCGAATGCAAAGGATACTTTCGCTCAGGAGACACACAAAAGTATCGTTCGGTCGTTAAGTGTTTGCCAAAGACGCATGAACTCATATTTGTACTGATGAAGCCTAACCAAAAAGTAAGTAAAAGTACCAAGAATACAATGGCTCAATGGTGTGACAAACACGAGATTCTATGGTATACTATAGACACACTAAAGGAATTAGTTGATTATGTCACTGACACTAGAAGAAATTAAGGAGAAGATTTTGCATTTGTATGACCCTGACGATCTACTAGAGGCGTTACAGATTTCATCTGAGGAAATACTAGACAGGTTTGAAGACAAACTCATACGCAAGTTAGACGAATTTACAGAGGAACTAGAGGATGAGGTTTATGAGTATTGACAA